ACATCATCCTCACCGGTCCCTCGCCTAGTCACTACACAGAAGTCCAGGTTAGAGAACGTGCCGGTCGTCGTGATTCGCAAATACCGTTCCACTGCCCCGCTTACCGTCACTCGTTCCGAGGTCGGAGCCGCCGCAGCGGCGACCGCCGTGAAAGACAAGACCGTGGCGAAAGCATCGCTTGACCCGTTGTCCGACGATTGCTGGATGGTCACGGTCGGAGTCCCAGAGTCGATATCGGTGATTGAAAGATACCCAACCAGCCCGGCACTTGTAGCCGCTCCATCGTCCCGGCTTGTAGATGAGCCTGCCGAGCCGTGGGTTTCCTTGCCGGTCGTTAGGGTATTGCCCCATTCAAGCGGGACTCCCGATGCGGCCTGGGTATCAATCGTGAAAGACAAAGACCCATCTGTTCCTCTGGACCCATCGTAATTCAATTGCTTGGCGACTAGGCAAGCGGCAACATCCCCTCGTGTCGCACCGAAAGCCCACACCACGATACGGTCGGTAGTGACCAGCCCTTTGAATGCATCATGCTCTTGCTCGGTGGCATCGTTGAACCATGAGGAAACCCCAAGGTTCCCATCCGATAATCCGACGAACCTTTCGTGGGCTGAGGCGTTGAGAGCCGTTGCGTCCAATAGGTCGCGTGGTGAACCGGCGTTATTGATTGCAGCCACGTCGCCACTAAGGTCGTACCCGTTGACGAAAATCTGCTGGCCGAGTCCTGATTTCTTTGCCATTGGTCGCTCCTACGGAGTGATGGTCACTTCTTCATAGAGTTGAATATCGAATGGGATGGTTGCTGTCCGGTATAGCTGACCGCCAATATCTATCGTGGCGACCGTCGCGGACCCGACCGTCGAGTCGGTACAGTTGCCGGCAAGGTTAGCATCTGACCTGAGTTTGCTGTCGACCTCTACCATGGCATCCCACAAAGCGAGTTCGATGCTCTCACGAACATCGGTCGAAGCCTGAAGTCTAAAATAAGCTCTGACCATGAGGGTCGTAGTTGAGCCAATATCCCCGAGGGTCTGCCAGCCGTTCGACCGGCTTTGAACCCAATAGGCCAGGACCGGAGTGCCGGAGAGGGCCAACGGCTCGGCCCTAACGACTGCCGTAAACGGCGGGTCGGTGATTGTGGATAAGAGAACATCTATTCTGTCCAAGGCTCCCGACCGGCTCATCGGAACGCCTCGACTAGAGCGTCCCCGATGTATTTTTCCAATAATGCCGCCTTGTTCCGATTGATGGCGGCGGCTGCTTTGGCGAACATATGATAACGGTCTTCAACCTTCCGGGCGTAATTGATGGGCTTACCGCTCGTATTATTGGAGTGAGCATCGACTATGACCGCATTGTTCTCCTCCACCCTCACACCAACGGCCCTCTTTAATGTCCGGGTTTTGGCACCGTGGCGTTGACTCGGGTCAGTCTTCCAATATTGCGAGGCCGGCGGCCCGTATAACTGGTCTTTGACTTTATTGGCCCCTTCCAAAATCGCTATATCCATGAGGCCGCGGTTAACAATTCCGGGCATAACCCTCAGACCGGACCCGTCAAAGACCGGACCGGTTACCTCAAATTTAACATCGAAAGCCTCGGCCATCAGAATATCACTCCGTTCGTCGTGCCGGTCACTCGGTAATCTGCCAAGGTCATCAGCACCGACCGAACCTCGCTTTCAGCCGTGGTCATGGCCATCTCACCAGAACCTATGACCGAGGCCGGTCCCAGGTCTCTATTCCTGAACGTCAGCTTCGCCACATCGAGACAAGCCTGCACGACCAACTCTGGATAATCGTACCGCGTTAGGGCAGCGCCGCCGGAGTGGGTCGCCGCGGTAGTCCCGTTGACCCCACGCTCGACGGTCAAGGTGTTCCCGCTGATTGCGGTTATATATAACTGTTCAGAGTCGACTAGAACGGTTTGCGCTGGACCGAGGTCGCTTGCGCTGGTCACGCTGACCGAGGTCGTGGTCGTGGAGCCTATAGCGTCCGATGTGGTAACTGATAATGTGTCGGAGGTATAGCCCCACTCTCCCAAAATTGCCAGGGTCTGTTGGCCGGCATCCAAAGTATTAGATGTATCCTCGTTCAGCTTGAAGATGGTCTTCGGGCTGACATTGTAGGGCATCAGAAAGAAGTCGTTAGTTGAACCCTCCGTCAAGACCGTACTCGCCCCTCGGTCGGTGTCGTCGTAAGCTGTCACCGTGGTCGTTGAGACCAGCCATCCGTCCAACGGAATGACATTCGCCAGAGAGACCGTCGTGGCGATATCATCGGTGCCGGCCAAGACCGAGTACTGAGGAGACTGGATGAGCGAGCCGGACCCTATATCGTAGACTCTGGTTTCGGTCAATGGCCCAAACGTACCGCCCTCACAATAGAGGTCGATGCGTCGGGAGGCGGCTTCCAGTACCCTCCGGATGCTCCCGGCATCGGCGGTCCAACCGGAACTATAAGAGGTTCCGGCCAGGTAATCTCGAAGGTCGTCTGCCGAGGCATATGTATGCCTGGTCGCCACTAGGTTGTTTCGACCTCATCGGCCGACTTATCTTCGGTGGTTGCGGCCATCTTGTTCGACCCTCGACCGCCTTGTTTGAAGTAGTGAGGATTGGCTTTGAGGGTCGCTGCCGGTACGTCGTATTCCACTCCGGCCTCGTAAGCTATGCCCTCTCCATCAGAAAAGTTCTGGATGCACATTGTCTTAGCCATGATAGTCCTCCTGCATTGGGCGCGGGACCGTAGCCCCGCGCCCTGTTAGGTATCCGCTGATTAGGCGGCGCGCGGAATCTTGAATGCGGCGGCGAGGCCGACTTGACCGTCACCGCGGCGGCTTGCGAAGAAACCGACCTGGTCGTTGCCCATGTAGAGCGAGTCGTTTCTCCGGATAGTGAAGCCCACCCGGTCGAAGATGTAATACTGTTTGAAGTCTCCGAAGATGGCTATCTTCTCGGTGGACGTGATACTGCCTCCCAAGCCACTCGCCACATCGGTTAAGACGTTCCTCTTGCCGAGGATGAAGTCTGACGGCGCGGCGGTTAGGCTTGGGATGCTATGGACCCCGGCAGCAGTGATTGCAATCGAGGTGATTAATGACGCGATGGTGGACTTCATCACCCACGAAGCATTCGCCCGGTGCTGAGCGTTGAGGGCGTAGTAGGTCCCAATCAAGTCAGCCCCTACGACCGCGGTCGAGCCGGCCATCGTGTAGAACGCCACATCCCCATCGGACATGATGCCGGCATATTGGGTCGTGTTATTTCCACTGATGATTCCAACATCCTCAAACTGCCCGGCTGCCTCTTGGAATACCTGCGAAAGCAAGGCCGGGAGGTTGATGGCCGAGTCGTCCAGGAGTTCGCGGCTGACCTTGACCAGCCCTCCGGACTTCTCGATAGAGAAGGTCACTTGGCCCACGACCGGCGTGGACTCGGTCGGCGCGGCTTCCTCTGCTATTGCCGCCCAAGTCGCCGATGCCATGGTCGGGAGATACCCGTCCTTGGATGCGACCCGGATGACTGTGCAGAGGTTCCGAAGTTGTGAACCTGGGACTCCGGTATCGTGGATAGTTTGGTTGATGAACTGCTCAGGCACGAAGAACCCGCCCTCGGCATCGGTGTCCTCTTGCATGGCCTTTATCTCGTCCGGGCTGGCCGTTTTCCAGAACATATCCTCGGAAGGCGACCGGAGCCACTTGACGAAGGTATCGGTCATGAACCGGGCCTCGTCCTTGATGTTGTCGCCGCACAAATCCTGGACCCAGAGCGGTTGTGCCATCGCCGGCAGTCCCTTGATGAATGATGCCGGTTTGTAATCGCCCTTTATCCTGGCGGTGCTGTCCATCGGGTCGTAGATTGCCACATCTTGTGATGTGATCGGAATGGTGTTCAGCGGTCGGTTGAATTCACCACGAAGCTTCCGGACCTGAGAGGCGGCGGCATCGGCCTGGTCAGCCTTCTCCATCGTAGCCTGAGCCTCGTCTGCCAACCTCTGGAAGGTCTCAATCTCGCCCTCGTTGATAGCGACTTGGGCTTGGTCCAACAGTGCGCCGGCCTCGGCGCGAAGTTCTTTTGTGTCCAATTTATAACTCCTGATTCGATTTCAAGTTAAGGCGCATCCGGGCAAGTCGCAACATCTGGCTGGCCGTGTCCGAGGCGGTCACTAGGACCGTGTCGGAGGCAGCGTCATCAGAAGCCTCTCCGGTTGCTGGCTCAAATAGGATGCCGTCATGGGCGCGGCAGAACGACCGAGCTTCGGCCTCTGTCCATTCCTCAAGCGGCAGCCGATAAGACGTAAGTGCCCACTCCCCGGTCTCCTGGTTCCGACCGAAAAGTATCTCGACCGACTTGCCATCGTAGTCGCCCTCCTCGATGGTCTCCGAGGAGGTGCGGAATCGGTCGAAGGAATCCGGGTCCATAATCCGGCAAGCATGGAAGTTCGGGAACGGCTTAATCTCAGGCTCCGGTTCCCCGTACTCATGGCCATCGATTACAGCTTGATATCTGGCGTGGGTCCGGCAGGGCATGAAAACATCCTCGCCCTCGACCATCATCGAATGCGAGCCTGAACATCCAAGCTCGGTTGCCCTGGCCTCGGCCGCTTCTCTGGTCGAATATGTGTCCGGAGCCTTCAGAGTTTTGGCCGCTATGGTTGATGTTGAGGGTGAAGCCCCACGGATAACGGCAGAGACCTCGACCCAATCCAGGTTCAAGATACGGCGCGTGGTCTCTTTTCCATTCCGGTCGTATGCGACTGCATCACCCTCGGGAAGGTTGAAGCCTACGGACCACTCGCGGATATACTCGCCGGCGATGTTTGAGTAGGTCTCTTGACCGGCTTGGGTATCCATGTTCATCTGCATCCTAGTATATAGCCGATGCTCATTGCCCGCCCCGGTCTGTTCTGATTGAGCGAAAAGTACCTTTCCGACCAGCTTCGATTGGTCGTGTCCGGCCAAGACCGGAATCGGGAGGTTGGACCGGATGCTGTTATCGAAGGCGGCAGGGTCGATGATATCGCCATCGGCATCACGAACTCCCATCGTATTCACGTATGCCTCTACGATGCCGGCGCGGTCGTCTAAGACCTTTGCGTCGGAGATATAGAACTTGTTAATCATGCGGTCTCCTCTGGTCGGTAATTCCTCGGCATCGGTTGCCAGTTCAAAGTCCCGTTCGGGTGGTCGTCAATATTGCCGGCATCTTCCAGGCTGTATATCTGGCCGTGGCGTTGGGCGCAAGTCCGTTCATACGGGTCGCCAGGGTCGATGTAGGTATCATCTGCATCCCCATCCACATCGTCGGCCCGGACAAACCCGAAGCCCTGTTCCTTGTAGAAGCCCACGGTGGTCTGGTTCTGCGTTCGCATTATCTCGGTCCGGGCGATAAGCCTAGACCTGTTCTCGGTCTCAGTCAGGATAGAACGAAGCCCTGGAAACTTGTCGTCCGGCACTCCTCTGGATAATTGCTCGATTGAATAGCCCCGTTCCAGGGCCATCGAAACGGCGCGTTTGATAGTCTCGTTGGTGGTCCGGTGAATCATCGTTGCCCTGGTCGGTGCTTGGACCAAGACCGATTGAACGACCGGGAGTTTCTCCGACCAGTCCAAAGTGCCGGCCAGACCGTTCGCATTGATGGCCGCGAAGGTCTTCTTGCTCATCCGCATCATGGCCGATTCTAGGATTGAGGTCAGGTTCGGAATCTCACCCGGAGGCATAAGCATATCGGCATCGAATGGGAACTCCTTAGACTCGGACCCGCCGCGCTCCATGTACCGGCCCAAGATGCCATCGACACGATTCCTGAGACCGCGGAAGTGGCGTTGAATCTTAGGCACGACCGCATCGGTCTCCTCCTCCCGGTCCTCGAGAAGTTGTCTCCTAAGTATTCCGGCACGTCGGGCTGGCCTGGGAGCCTTCAGTTCGGGAGTCTTCAATACCCCGACCAACAAAGCCTCCTCCACCGGAGCCGCACCAACGGCGACCGGAGCCGGCGCGCCTTCAGGTACTTCAAAGACCGCTGCCGGTATCCTACGGAGAGCGCCATCGGCCACAGCCTCAAGACCTAGTTGTTCTCGGGCCTCATTCAAGGTCACGATGCCGCCAGCGAATAGACCTGTCACCCTGGAAGTCATGGCCTCCCGGTCGTCAAGTCCGGACCGCATCTCGGCCCAATCGACCGTCAAGGACTCATTGCCTGAGTACTCCTCAAGCATATTCCGGTTGAAATGCCGGAGGATGCGGCTGACCATCGGCTCCAATGTCTCCGAGTGAAAGGCCATCCGCGCCTCGCGGTAGTTGGAATATGTCGAGCGTTGGAGGCCCACGTTAGCGCCGACCAGGATTGCCGGAACTCCAAAGACCGCACAGATGCGGCTTTCGGTGAGGTCGTGGAGTTCCGGCAGCGCCATATCCTTCGGCGAGTGGGCCATCGCCTGATAGTCTGCATCTTCATCTAGGATTGCCACTCGGTGAAAGTTGTTGCGACCGCCGAACTGCGACCGCCATCTGGCGCGTATGGTTGCCGCTTCTTCTTGAGTGTTCAGTCTGCGTTTCAGCTTCAAGAGACCGCTCGGCACTCCTGCATTCTGGAAATAGACCTTCGCAAAGTCGGTCATGTTGAGGTCCAGGTTTACGTTCCGGGCCAGGACTTGCAGAGGGCTGAGACCGTAGAGGTCGCCGCCAGGATTCGGGAGGGCCAAGTGGCAAACATCTTCTCGTGGGATGCTGTAATCCTTGCCGCCCACCGTATAGACATATCCCTCGGCACCGTGGTCGCCGCCGATGATCCGGACCCTGTCGGGCC